ATGCATTTAATTAAAAGTGTCCCCTGCAGACATCACATAATAGACGTAACCACAGGGGAAATAAGAGGATTTGTAGAAGTGAAGAATTTTATGCCCGCATTTATGCCCACAAAGGAAAATCATGATGCATTTTTCAAAGGGGAGAGGAAGCTGCGTTTCCAGTTCTGGTAGTCGCTGTACATCCATCGTGATGTGCGACCAAGTTTGATTGGCTTGGGGAGTTTTCCGGCATTAATCTGCGAATAGAAGTACTTCGCCGTATAGCCAGCATCTTCGATCATGAACTTCATGTCAATAAGAGAGTCGTCGCGTAGTTCGCGCATAGGTTTCATCTCCGGTTTGGAAATCGAACCTGGAAGCCAGGTAAAAAGAACCCGGCACTATTGGCCGGGCAAATGGGGGATAACGTGGCAGTGCATTCGCACCCAATAGCCAGCTCATAACTGGCTATCAGTTGCGTCATTCTTGCGGCTGATTAACGATGTCGTAGAATTGACCGTAGGTAATCTTCTTGAAGCTATCTGGAATTACTATCTCCCCGTGGCGTTCTTCTTTGTTGTTAGGGATGGCGAATACCAAGCAGTCATCACGCCCAGGGTGCTTGCCTCCATACGTCGAAAGCATTGCGAATCCGAATCCACGGCCAGACTGACCACCAATGCCGGTTCGCATGATGCCGTAGTGGTTAACGATGTAGTCATTCCACTCAGGCAGTGATTTCAGCTTTTTGTTTGCTTCTTCTTTCACAGCATCGAGAACTTTATTGTAAGCTCGGCCTTCCTTTGTATTTCCTTTCCCCCTTCCAAGTACCACTCCCTTCCCATCAAACATTTCTTCTCGCTTAATAGTCATTGGGCATGGGAATTCATATCCATTTTCCCAAGCAAACCCACTAAGCAAGCCACCTCCACCTCCCCAGCCGCTTGATGTGGTCCAGGCAATTGCTCCAACTTTTGCTACAGCATCCGGAAGAATTGAGTTTCTTTGTTTGCTGATTTCCTCATATCCATCAATCAGCGATTTAACATCATCACCTTCCACCATGTAGTAATCGTAAAATTTGCTTTGATCTGACATTGCTATTCCTCATGCCGCCCGCATAGCGCGGAGGCGTTTTAAGTGCTCTGCTGTTTCAAGTTCGGCGCGTATCTGTGCCGCCTCTTGATGGTCTAAAGGCTCGAAGTCTGAATTAAATCGGTCGATTGAAGCGGTGTCGATCCGGCCCTGTCGCCAGTAGCGGACTATCTGTGATGTGCAACCGTGGATTATGACGGGCCAACCTGAATGGTCAGCGTAAATCTGACCCAGTTGAATTAGCTGGAACATTGGCTGAGTCCTGCATCATGAGGAATACAATCATCGCGGCTCGGAGCGGGTTTTCATGCTCAACACCATCTCCGGAATAAATCATGTGGACAGCATCTCCAGTTACACCATTAACTGGTTCATCTTCTGGAACGCAAAGCCATTTATTATCGGCGTTAATGATGCTCAACTTCTTACCAACGATAATCGGCCACGCGTCTACTGGGTTGTTGCAGTAGTCAGTCTGCTTGTTCACTGCCATCAATTTGGCTACGAATCCTATAACTGTTCCAACTTTTACGTTTATTTCGTGGTCACTCAGCTTGCTGTAATCCATCACATCACTCCATCAGGTTAATTTTTCGCTCAATATCTTCAGCATCGACACCGAACTCATCACACCACACTTCGAAATCCCTTCGATGCTCATTAAAGAGACCAATAACAGCGGAAACTTCATCTCCAGTTAAAAGGTCGTCTTTATAATCAAATGCTGCTACCGAGCAGAGTTTCCCGCCTATCCCCATAAAGTCATCAGTGAACTGGAATGGTGGTTCCTTTCCATCCTCAAACTCGACAACAAAAGTCATTTTTCCCATCACATCCTCCGATTCCGCTTTTCTTCATCCTGCTGACAGCTCACGCACTTCTTGCAGCCAGGAAACGCATCTCGACGCTCAGGAATTAGCGGATCTCCGCATTCCTCACAGTGCGTTGATGATACTGCTGAGTGGTTGAGTCTGTGAGCCTGAATAGCGTTTTCGCGCATCATCTCTTCGAGAGCGCTGGCTTGGTCGATGATTTCTGATGTCATTTGCGACTTCTCCTACGCTTTTGGGCTGCTCGGCGCGCTGCGGCAATGCCCGTTTTCCCGCCACCAACTGGATAACTGGCATCCATGCGTAAAGCAGGTGATATTTCAGCGAAACTCCATGATTTAATTGATGGCATGGAATCGCCAATCAATGCTATTACGGTTGATAAATGCTTCATCAATGCTCCAGTAACTGTCGGTTAATTCGGTTGAAGGTGAACGCCAGCAATAAAAAAGGCCGCTTTAGCGACCTGGTGATTAGTGCCATCATGCGGCGCGCTTCGCCATAATTTCGGCCTTTTGCTCGTCGTTGAGCATGTCGTCTGAGACGATCGCCACTCTGTTGCTGGCGCTCCACGATACTGGAGCGCTTTCTTTCAGCGCCTTATTCAGCGCCTCGGCGGCATCACGCACAGCTTGCGGCAAGCAGTAATAGTCATCACCATCAGGCATTATCTCTTCGCAGTGCTGTTCCAGGTCGAACTCCGGAGGGTAATTAGGTTCGCAAATCATCAACTGCAACTCGCTAGGCAGCAGGGAGTGCTCACAGCAATAATCAGCCAGCGATTCAGCGTCGAAAAAGTACTGGTCATCATCAAAGATAACGAGCGGCTCTCCCGCCCATACCACGCGCTCAAAGGTGGCGAGCTTAGCCTGGCGGCTTTCGCGGTGGCATACTTCGCAATAGCCATTAGTGCTATGAATGGGGTGCTCTTCAGGTTTGTTTTTGCACTTACGATGAGTGGCGCCGCACCAACGCGCCTGGTGCTCGTCACCGCCCCAGAAACGACCTTGGCGGTCTACCCAACCAGTTACAGTCTGGATGCTGGCCGCTTCATCGCTATCCATCATCACGATTTTTTCAGTTTTCATATTCATTGTTCTGCTCCGAAGCGGCGATTAAGCCGCCCTGTGTATACGACGAACTTCAGGAGGCTAACTCCCAGAGCTTCAATTTTCTTGTGATGCTTGTTGATGATGGGAGGCACCGTTTCGTTCCAGTTAGGCTTTGGCTTTTTGCGCATGGCCTGCTGGATTTCCTCGGTGCATCGGCGGCAGGCGGAGCGGATGGTGTTGTCAGTTTCTGGCGTCATGCGGCCTCCGTCGTCTTTTTGAAGGAGTGAGCAATTCGCGCAGAAGCAATGGTTACGTAATCCGGGTTCAGGTCGATGCCGATGAAGTTAAATCCTTCCTCGATAGCTGCCCGACCAGTGCTCCCGCTCCCCATCCACGGATCAAGCACGGTACCGCCAGGCGGAGTAATCAACCTGCAGAGATAGCTCATTAGAGCGATCGGCTTAACGGTAGGATGATTGTTCTTCGCGCCATTGGTGCGACCAGCACCGGCGCGCGGGTCATTAATGCCGACGCTGCCCTCTTTACGTCCGCCGGTCATGTCGCAGGCTGATGTCGCTATGAATCGCTCTAGGCCTTCGTCTCGCTCCTTCGGTTTGACCTTAGCGCAGTAGAAGAATCGGGCGGCGCTTTTTTCACTTTCCACTCTGGCAGCATGTGCCTTTGGCGCTGCCATATCACCATATCGACCCTGTGATGGTCGTGCGCGTCCGGTTTCCTTTAAATCCCCTTGCTGTCCTTTCGCATCCGGAAATGCCGACACGACTACTTCGCTACCGTCATGAATGATGTTTGCTGGCCAACGTCCCTCTGGTGCCTGTTCGTAATCACTAACCGGCTCGGTTCCGTCACGTTGATGTGAAAGCAGGAATCCAGCGCCACCGCTAAGCGACTCATCAGTTGTTATCCTGCAGGCGTCGATATTGATTGCGCCGGTACCATGCTCGGTCATGTTGGCTGACACCGTCTTTTTGAATGGCTTTCGAGCCATGACGATTGGCTCATGGGCTGGTTTCAATGCGGTACCCCATCCATCAAAATCGCCATCGAGGTTATGCGACTTCGGAAAACCGCTTCCGTAAATCCAGAGAATTTGGTCACGGATTTCGAAACCGGCATCCTCTGCATTAACAACAAGGCGGTGATAAGTGCGTGAACCGCCAAATGCCAGAAGATGACCGCCTGGCTTAAGGACGCGTAGGCATTCCTGCCACTGCTCAACGGTGGGAACGTCGTAATCCCACTTATGGTTCATGAAGCTCAGCCCGTACGGCGGATCCGTCACGATGGCGTCAACGGAGTTATCAGGCAGAGTTTTCAGAACGTCCTCACAACGCCCGACGTGAAGTTGATAGGTCATGCGTCCTCCGGTTTATGCTTATCCCATCCATTCCGCTCAATATTCACAGCCAGCCGCTTATCTCCGACCTCTTCGATACTCCGACCGGTAATCTCTGCGACTTCTACGTTGGTGTAGCGCATGAGTGCTGCCAGTTCACATGCAGTCCATTCACGCATAGTTAATCCTCCGGAGCGGGCCAGTGAGTTACGCTTGCTTCTGACTGAGTAAATGGAACGACCGGTTGCCGTTGCTATCTCTTCCACTGAGAATCGACCGAACAGATATAGCTCAGCTGCCGTCCATGTCTTGCCGGTCATCCTGCTGATAAGTGGCGCGCCGATACGTGATGCCTGGCGAGTGACTGCCGATTCGGAACGCTCAAGCTTTTCTGCTATTTCTGATCGGGACATCTTCATCCCAACTTCATGTAGGAACAGGTTTTCAAAAGGTTGCCAAAGTTCGCTCATTGGTTCTCCTTAAGGCGATACACACAGCCGCCGATCGTTCCGTTTCCCCATTCCTCAGCGCTCAGGTGTTGCTGTATTTGTGCCAGCGCTGGACCAGAGATAAATGTTTGTTGCATCTCTAAGTTAGGAGCCCACCCCTCGTAATATGGCTCGTGGTAATTGAGGGTGATTCCCGCCGTATGACCAAGAGCGCCTTTTGCTGTCTGCCATCTGTGGAACGCAGTGATATTGTTCCGCGCGTCCTTGCGCAGAATGCTGAGGATAGTTTCAGGAGTCATATCGATAACGGCGATGCCGCCCGCTGTTAGATAGGAGAGGCGGTTATGCCGCCTGTTTTAGTTCTCTGATTCGAATGCCGGTAACGTCTTTGCATTTAGCCTGATGCTCAGCAAATCCGCTTAACAACTTCCACGTTTCTTCATAACGAGCTTTCAATTTCACGCCGTCGTTTTCTTTGCTGGCATATTGGGAGAAATCGGCGAGCACCTTGTCAGCATCCACGTCTTGAGGTGGTTCTGACTCGTTGATTTGCTCTGGTGACTGCGGTTCTGGCTGATGAACAACTGATCCGTCAGGTAATGCCCAGGCTGGAAGGGCAGGCGGTTTCCAGTAAAACACGCCATCCTCTTTTGACTTGGCGTAATGGAATCCTGGTGCCCGCTGTGCCGATACAATAGCGAAGCCTTCCTCCAGGTTGTAGAGGTAACGCCCGATACCCCACTGGACAGCTGCCCGCTTCATAGCTCCTGAGCGCCCACCCTTAACTGCTTCTACCTGCGTGTTTTCGGCTGCGTCCCACTTGGTGATCCACTCGCCATCAACTTTGATGGAAATACCGCACTCAACTCCGCCATTGTTTGGAATATCGCGATACTCGTTACGCCAGCCAGCCTTCCCACACACCTCATCCAGGCGCTTCATGATTGCTCTGTTGGTTACGTAGGCCAGCACTTTTGCCCAGATTCCGTTATTATTTTTCCCCGCCTGCTGAATGCGCCATTCAATATCTTCACTGGCAAATGGCGCATCTAACTGATCCAGATTCATGTAAAATCCCCCGCAAATTCTGGCATGCTGATAATCGGATTCTGTCGCTCAGCATCCAGGTTGACCGGCTCGTCGTCTTCTGATTCCACGTCGCCGATCACATCAGCCATCAGCCGGATGAAAGCATCATCATCCCATCGCTCTGCAACGCTCATGCCGCTTGCTCCTGATGTGTGATTACATAACCCTGCTCAGTAAGCCATTCGAGTACCACAGCGCCGTCCAGTTGTGGGAGAACTTCTCGTGTGTCTACTGTCCCATCAAGCGTCACACCATCAAGCTCCAATACCTGATTGCGCTGGCTGTCTAGATATCCATGAGCGTGGTCATATTTAAGTTTCAGTTTCATATGCACCTCAGTAGTTAATTTGTGTTCTCGGTACCAGGCCATCCATAAGCGCCTTCAGGACTTCGATAGACTGGTCGCGTGAGATACTGGTGTTAGCGGTGAGTGCGTTAACGATTTCAGTGCCAACGGCCTTGCGGTGCTTAACATCTGCTTCACGCGCTGCCTTCTCATCAGCGATGCGTTTCTCTTCAGCCAGTCGCGCCGCTTCTTTCTGCTCAGCTTCACGCTTAATGCGATCAGCTTCTTCCTGAGCTTTGCGCTGTTCGGCAGCGATGGCGGCTTTCTTCTCTGCTTCAGCTTTCGCCGCGGCGTCTTTAGCTTCCTGCTCTGCGCGTTCTTGTGCTTGCTTAGCCAGTAATTCAGCCTGAGCTTTTGCTGCAATCGCATCCTCTTCGCGTTTCTTCGCTGCCGCCAGTTCAGCCGCAGCTTTCTCTTCGGCTTCGCGCTTGGCCTGTTCTGCTGCCTGACGCTTTAACTCTTCTTCATGAGCAATTCGCTGGCGCTCTTCTTCCGCTTTCTTCTCTGCCAATTCACGGTCGAATGCGTCGTTCATCAGCAAAGCAATTTCATGATCGGATTCCAATTTCTTCCGGTCTTCCTCAGCTTTAATCTTGGCGGCTTCCTCTGCCTTAATTCGTTCCTGTTCTGCCTCCCACTCTGTTAGTGGACGGCGTACTTCATCTTTCAGCGCGTCCAGACGCTCACGAACAATGCGGCGACTCTCATCAATCTGCTTTGGCAGTGCTTTCAGCTCTGCTACAAGGTCCTTACCGGCGTTGTCGATGTATGTTTTTGAACGCGCGACCTTGTGAGCCATTGACGCGATAGCATCACGACCTTTCTTGGTTGATACATCCGGAACCAGGCTGCGAGCTTCTTTCTCAATTTTTTCAATGATGGGATCGAGCTGCTCGTTATTGGTGAATACAGCCATTGCGCTCGATTTTTCGATAACGACTAAATCCGTTACTTCGCTCATGGTCTCTCCTGAAATTTGGTTGTGCGCTGTCCGTCTGCGATAGCCGGACGAGTATGGGTAGTGAGTGTTAGAGTGGTTATTTGGAGTCTTGCTTTTCGCCGCAGAAAGGGCAGAAATTCATGGAAATTGCGGCTTCACTGCGGGTTAGGTTTTTAGCCATTTCTCCGTTTTTCTTTTTAATGCGATAAGCCAATTTATATTTCATCATCACAACCACTTTCCCAGATAAAAAGTTAAGCCATGAATTCTCCCATCCGGTGTCAAATCCCTTGCTCACCTCAGATCCGTCAGGAACCTTTTCCATTAACCTTTCATGAAGTTTTTCACCAATATCTTTCATGCAATTACACATACCTATCCCTCAGTGACTCAATCCACCACCGAGCCCGCTAAGGTAAACCTCAACGAGCAATTCTTTCGTATAAGTGCGCTCACAGCCGCGGTGAAGGTACAGCTTCCCGCGCTTATGTGCTGATGCTGTCCACGTCGCATCTTTGTGCTTAACCAGCATTCCGGGCTGAACAGCGCCACGGTTAACTTCCTGTGTTCCGTAATGATGTAGGCTCATGATTTACCCTCCACCTGCTGCAATAACCCGGCAATGTGCATCTGCCAGCGGGTCATTGTGATTTTCTCGCGAGGTTTATCGACGGATGAGAGTTGCCACTCGTTGTCGTTGAGTTTTGATGCGTGGTACTGCTTGCCGTTATGGGTGACTGTCATGATTCCTCCCGGGCGCGGAGCATTTCGTCTGCAAACTTATATGCAGCGCTTGCTGCATAATTAACAGCACCATCAGAATCATTATCGATAATCGACGAATTACTAATCATTGCCTGCATCGCTTTCGCAGCGAAGTAGTCACGCAACGTCATGCCGGGTGACGACCATAATTTTTCGTGATTCTCTTCACTTGTCGGGAAGGCTGATTCACATTCTTTGTTGCTCATAATCATCTCCAGAACGTTAAATACTGCTTTCATATCTACCCACACTCATTGAATGCGGAGAGATATGAAAACCCGCCGGAGCGGGTCTATTCGTAGGTGAGGCCTTGGTTTTCGTATTCTTCACCGTAGCCATCGAGCTTCTCTTCAAACATCTCTCGGAGCTTGTTTTTGCCATGCCGCATGATTCCGAAATGGAACACTTCGTTAAGCAAAGCGTCGGCGTTGTTTACGCCGCTGAGATTAACTTTTGGTATTTCGATAGAGCTGCTGCCTTTGATGGTGTCTATCTTCAGAACACATTTACCAGATAGCTGAACCTGCTTAGTTTCCATCGCCTTACCCTCTTGAGCTAATAAAAAGGCCGCCTAAGCGACCCGTCTGATTTCTGAACATGATTAAAAATCATCCCAAACAACATAAGCTTCTTCAGGACCGTCAACCTCGGCGTGACCTTTAAGTCCGCATGCTGGACATTCTGCCGCGTCGTTAAAGTGAATCATTCCAACCGGAGCGGAAGTTGTCACATTAACCGGCGAAGTGCCACACCGAGCGCAATCCAGCCATTCGATAGTCCTAGCTTCTTTAATAGCCATTGCCTCACCTCTAAATAAGTGGAGTAGATTTACCGCGCTGTAATCTGCCCGGATTTACGATGACCCGCTGCGTACAAAGCCACATCTGGCAAACATGCAGATCCGCCTGTATTGCTGTCACGCAGACTACCGAGCGAAGTGGCGCGGTCTACTCGTGAAGGACATCCGCTAAGAATTTCACCAATGCGATTAGCGAAATGTTTCTCAGCTGCTTTCTTTGCATTGAACGCCGCAAGGCGACGCGCCTGATTTCTGTTCATGATGGTTCCCCTTGTGAGTTCTTTGGTGTTGTGGCGGTCGATGCTTATCTTCGACTTGTCTCGATGGACTGCACTTCACCACACCCCAAAGAACTCTCTTTGGCCTCAGATTCTGAGGACTAAATTTTTAATGAGCAGCCTGACTTCCTGTCTGGCGCGGCGAGTAACTCTTGTTGCCGCATCGATGTTTCGTTTCGATGGGTTAATTAAACATCATGTGGATTTGTTAGTCAACACCGTGTGGATTATTTCTGTGTATTTTATTCCTTTCTGTTGATTTTTATGTTGATTTATTTTTTATCAAATGAGGAGTAAGTTAGAAAAAACATCAGCGAGGTGGGCATGAAAAAACAGGATGAGTTTTTTGCTGAACTACACCCACAGGTGGTTGAGGTGCTGGGTATAGCGGTGATGCAGGTGCTGGTTGAGCAGCGTGAGCCAACCAGAGAGGCGCTGATCGAAATGATTCAGGTGCTATGGCAGGAGGAGAATGTGGACCTTGCTGTAGAGCTGGCTATTGATGTTCTGAGTCTACCGAAGGAGTAGGGATCGGGTGGTGACCATCTGGCTGGCAAATGGTCGCGCCAATAACGCGTTACTATAATAATCAGTAAGTTGCACTTGATGGTATGGTGGTGATCATGGGGATCGGCAGTCAATAAAAACCCGGCTCTATGGCCGGATAAAATATAATTTTTTTCTGACTTGTAGATGCCAGGAGCTATTGCGCTTTAATGTAGTTCTTCAGTTTTGCTGTCTGCTCAGCTGCGCCCGGGATGCACCCAAACATATTCGCACATGCCGTTTGAACTACTATTTCGCTTTTATCACCACCAAGTGGTGTCTTAACTACCTGATAGCCGAGGACTGCACTGTTACCGACTGGGCTATATGTTGAGATAACCGTTTCGTCAGCCATTTGAATTTTCCACCCAGAGTTCATGGCTATCCATGCTTTTGCTCTTGACCAGTATGCGTCGCACTGATCTTTGCCCTGGCAGTAAACTGGTTGCTGCGCTTGAGCTGCAATTTGTGGGTCAACCTTCTGAGCGCACCCTGATAAGCCGATGGAAACGAGGAATATTGCTAATATTTTTTTCATGGAACATCCTTGCTGTGTTTAATTTACAAAAATAGTAAAGGCTTAAGCTCGCATTTTGATATTTTCTGGAATCCCCAAAACATCTCATCAGGACACTACAGCAACACCGAGTACCAAAACACGCGACCAATGATTTCCACATCGGCCTCGTTCGCCGTCTCATCTTCACGGTTAAAGCTGCGTATAGTTAACATGCCGCCGGGATTGCGATATAGCTGTTTTATGCGCTTCAACTTGTCGTCTCCGCCGCCTGGCTGAGCGATAGCATACAACTTTCCATCAACTATGCGTTTGTTGTTTGTGTCTACAGCAACGGTAGTACCATCTGGTATCACTGGTTCCATGCTGTCACCCGTTGCTGGGAAGCATAAGACGCCAGAACCATCACTATTGGCTCCAACGCGACGCAATGTCGCTTTTGAAAATCTCAGCTTAAACCCGTTGTGATCTTCGCTATGTACACGCCCATCACCACATGCAAACTCGATATCCTTAAGGAACGGCACTTCGACCTCATCATCTGGTAGTGGCGTGTTCTTGTCCCATGCATCCACGGTTCCCCATTCAGACTCAGGCGGAATCCCGGGATCATCAGATATTTTTGGAGCGCCTTTACCATTTAGAAGCCAATCCAAAGAATATCCATACTTTTCTGAAATTTGCTGAGCAGCCTCACGGCTAATTGAGTCGCGCTTAATCCAGTTGTTAACAGTCTGCGCACTCGCAGAAAGCTGCTCAGCCAAATCCTTTTGTTTCATTCCTTCTCTGGTAAGTAAATACCTGATTCTTTCTGCTATGCCACTCATAAAAACCTCCGCTTACTCCCCATGGTAAACATGATGTGTATTTTTTCCATCACCATGATGTTGATTTAATCCACGACATGAATTAACATGGTGTTGATTAACGTTAACTGGAGTAAGACATGATCAACAAAGCGAAGACTGTTACTCCTCTTGACATGGCTATCAGTGCTGTAGGTGGTTCCCAGAAAATCCTCGCCGAAAAGGTGGGGGTCACTCCTCAGGCCATCAACATGCTTAAAAAGCGAGGCGGAAGCCTCCCGGTTACCAAAATGCGTAAGTATGAAGAAGTAACCGGTCTGTCAAAGGAAGTGCTGTACCCGGGCATTTTTACTGCCTAAGGATCACCGCTCTTTAAAAATCAGCCCCTCAGAAGCTGAGGAAAACTACAAAAGCGCATCGCATGGTGCGCACGTATTTAACTATTTCAACACCAAAGGAATTTACCAAATGGAAACCTTAACAGCACGCAACAATGTAGAAGCCCGACGCATAGAGTCGTGGCTACAGAGAGAGATGGCAGATATTGGTATCACCGATATTGCTCATGAAGCTGGAGTTAACAAATCAACGGTAAGCCGCTGGCGTGAAAACTTGCTGCCGAACATGTCAATTCTGCTCGCCATCGTGTTTAAGCGCCGGATGGAAGCTAAAGGCGAATACCTGGAGGCGTGATGATGTCATTTAAAAATGACGAAAGCCGCTCTGCTGGAACAGAAGCGGCCTTCAATTGGAATTAACTGGATCAATTCACAGGAGTAATTATGCCTAAGAAAACTCGTTTTTACCAGGTGTCAGTACACAAAAATATTACTCGTGACCGGTTCATCAAATCATGTAACCCGGCTGTCGGCGTAAAGCTGAGAGCCATTCTGGAAGAATTAAAGCGTAAGGAGAACGGTCATGAGTAACCTAGCAACAGTTACACCAATCAGGCCGATTCTGGCGGCCGTGGAGCGTCAGGTGGCAGATCTCGATGATGGGTATACCCGCATCGCTAATGAGCTGCTGGAAGCGGTAATGGCTGCCGATTTAACGGCTCGCCAGCTGAAGGTTGTTCTGGCGGTGATTCGAAAAACTTACGGGTTCGGTAAAAAGTTCGACCGCATTACCAATACTCAGATAGCGATGATGACCGGCATTCACCACACGCATGTTTGTAAGGCCAAGAACGAGATGATCGCCATGAACATCATCGTGACAAACGGTCAGGCAATTGGCGTAAATAAGGTGATTTCTGAGTGGAATTTTGAGATTAGCCAAGTTAGCGAATCATTAGCCAAAACAGCTAATAAAACATTAGCCAACTTAGCTAATGCCCATAAGCCAACTCAGCTAAACACAAAAGAAACTATTCAAAAGAAAGAAAAGAAAGAAAACACACAGTCATCTTGCGATGACCGCGGACCGGTTAAACCTGAAAAGCGAAAACCAGTTAATTTCGATTACGACGAATACCTGTCCGCCTACAACGAGATTGCAGGGGAGAGATTGCCTCACGCAGTGGAAGCCAACGAAGAGCGGAAGCGAAAAATTCGCAAACTGGTTAACTCTCTTGCTACCAAAAACATCGACGGATTCCGCGCCTATGTGAAAGCGTTCATGGCAGCTGCCAGACCATTCCATTTCGGTGATAACGATCGTGACTGGGTAGCAAATTTTGATTACCTGCTACGCCCGAAAGTTCTGGTGGCAATTCGTGAGGGAACACTATGAGACAGGATATCGAGGCCAGCGTGATTGGCGGTTTACTTCTCGGCGGACTGACCCCGGCGGCAAGTGACGTTCTAGCCCGGATGGAAGCTGACGCATTCACCATCCCGCTCTACCGGAAAGCCTTTGAGGTGATCCGCAAACAAGCCAGAAATCGCAACCTGATTGACGCTCTGATGGTCGCTGAGGAGTGCGGCGATGAACATGCTACCGATGTGATGATGACCGCCAGAGCATGCCCAAGCGCTGCAAACCTCTCTGGTTACGCCGATATGCTTGCTGACCAGTATCAGCGACGATTGTTCCTGCATGCCATAGACGAGCTACGCGGCGACGTGAGCAACGGAACTCTGGACGGTGCAGCATCAGCAATGGACGAGCTAATGCGTCGCCTGAGTACCATCAGGAAGCCAAAAACAGAAGTTCGCCCGGTAAGGCTCGGCGAAGTGCTGAATGATTACGCCGATACGCTGGAGAGCCGGCTTAAAAATGGCGACGAGTCAGACACCATGAAGACCGGTATCGACGAACTGGACGCCATTACCGGCGGCATGAACGCGGAAGACCTGGTGATTATCGCGGCGCGGCCTGGTATGGGCAAGACAGAGCTGGCGTTGAAGATTGCAGAGGGTGTGGCCAGTCGACCAATGCCCGGCACTGACAGCTTGCGCGGTGTGCTGATTTTCAGCATGGAGATGAGCAACCTCCAAATCGCCGAGCGCAGCATTGCCGGTCGAGAAAACATGTCCGTCAGCGTTCTGCGTAATCCGGCCAACATGGACGACGAGGGTTGGGCGCGGGTGTTCAGCGCTATTTGCCACTTGAAAGACCTGGATGTGTGGATGGTTGATGCGTCGAAGTTGACCGTCGAAGAGATCCGCAGCATCGCCGAACGCCACAAGCAGGAGCACCCGTCACTGTCGCTTATCCTGGTTGACTACCTCGGCCTGATATCCAAGCCGAAAGCAGACCGTAACGACCTGGCGATCGCGCATATCTCCGGCAGCCTGAAAGCCATGGCGAAGGATTTGAAGAGCCCGGTCATCTCATTGAGCCAGCTGTCACGTGACGTTGAGAAGCGCCCAAACAAGCGTCCAACCAACGCTGACCTGCGCGACTCCGGCAGCATTGAGCAGGACGCAGACAGCATCATCATGCTCTATCGAGAAGCGGTGTATGACGAGCACAGCCCCGCGGCGAAATTTGCAGAAATCATCGTTACCAAAAACCGGTTTGGTTCGCTTGGTACTGTTTACCAGCGATTCGTTAACGGTCACTTCATGCCATGTGATCAGGATGAGGCTCGCATGATTTCAACCAGCAAGCCTTCAACTGGAAAACGTTATGCCAAAGGAGCAGACGTATGAGCTTCAAAGAAGCACGTAATACCCGGGAAATCATCGAAGCTGAATATCCGGAATTCCCTGAAACCATTCTCCACGCCGAATTATGGCGGGCATGTGCTCGCGTAGACGGTCGCAGCATCAAGCAGTCGCTCAAAGCCTTTGCTCTGGCGCGTATCGAAAAGGTTGATAGCAAGCCACTTAAAGGCGCACTTGAACAGATGGCCTCCAGCATGTTTCCAGAGACAGAGATAGCCCGTATACGCTCCTGTGTAGGTCGCATGGAGTCGGCATTGGTTAAGACATTCGGAGTGAAGCGAGCATGAACATCATCAAATTAAGCCAGCAGTGCACGATAGAGAAGCAAGGCAAGTATGGATGGGAGCCAGAAACTGTTTATGAGCCCATTTACATTTTTGTAGAGCACATCGAAAGCCTTACTCCAGCAGGAATAACTTACGTGAAAATGCGATCTGGTGAGCGAATTCAGGTGAAGGAGAATCCGGAGGAAATCATAGCGTTGATTAATGGAGAATCCGGTGACGCCTTGAAGACATGGGAAAAGTTAGGGAAAGCATGACATGACTGAACCTTACATAGCAGAGCTATCTGCAAGCGTGGCCGTGATAGTCGGCCTTTTTTATGGCTGGAGGAAATTGTGAAAGTAGAGATGACCGATGATTTCAGCGACAGAAGAGATCACCCACAAAAAGGTGCTCAGCTTGAAGTGAGCGATATCGTTTATTCAGATGGTGAAGTTGAGTATTACGAGTGTGCATGGGGTGACTCCATTCTGGAAATTTACCCGTATGAATGCAGATTAATTTAACAGGCCCGAATGCGGGCCTTTTTTATGAGGGTAGGATTATGACTAGCAGAGAAAAATTTGAGCAAGCCATTAAGGCTCGCTTCGGCGACTTGATTGATTACCGGGTATGCAAAAACTCTGACGGCGAGTACATGGCCTGGGATATGCAGGTTGCATGGTGGGCATGGCAAGCAGCAGAAACAGACATTGAAGTACAGCTCGCTAACGCCGAGAGCAAGTGCAGGGAGCTGGCGTCTGAAGTGAGTGAGTTAAACGAATGCAAAAATATCCTGGAAAAAATTAAGTCAACGTCATGCCATGTTGACACATCTCCAGGTGCTTTTATCCCTAACTCACTTGATGCGTGGGGAAGGCCGGTTCCGCAATATTTACCATATGACTTCTCAGGAAATCCCGGTGCAAGTGCGACTCAATACTGCAACGGCTGGAATGATGCCGGAGGTTACTGGCTAAACCATGTCAAATATTTACAAGAATGCATTCGCAAAGGAGCCGCGCTATGAGCAATCTACTCCCATGCCCATTTTGTGGCGGCGTAGCGCATGTAGCCAGTGAAGCAGATCATCCAGAATATGGCTCTGGCGGTCGATTCTATTTCGTCCGCTGCGGTTCATGCCGCGCTCAATCCGGTAGCAAATATGCCGGGCCTGGTAATGACTGTCATATTTTTTATTCAGAGGTTAGGGATGAGTGGAATCAACGAGTAAAAGGAGCAGCCCAATGACAGCACTCAACAAGCAGGCGTTGCGGAGTAAGGCGCGGTCAGCAAGCGCAGGCGAATGGATTAAAGAGTCTGGTGATGGTTGGGAGGCTATTTGCAGTTCTGACGACCAGGCTAACGCCGGATTTATCATCGCGCACTTTGAAGGTCCAGACGCGAAGGAAAACAGAGAGTTTGTGCAGGTGGCAAATCCTGCCACCGTGCTGGAGCTGCTGGATGATCTGGAGAAAGAAAAAGGTTACGCCAGCACATACGAGGCTGAAAAGTGGCATTACCACGGATTAGCTGAATCGGAAGGCGAGCGTGCAGACAGAGCAGAGAAAGCACTGGAGGCCGCAGAGAAGCGCATAGATGAACTTTCTGCGAGCCACAGCAAACTGCGTGACACGATAGCCGCCATCCACAACACAATTCGAATGGACGGCGGATATACGCCACTGGCAGCAATACTTAACGCTGCTAAACGCGCATATGAAGAATCAGCAAGCACCGCTGGCATTGGCGTGAAGGGGGAGTGAGCATGGAGCGTGAATATTTCATTCTAAGCACAGTACACACCCAGCGCGGTGACCCGTATATCACGCTGTGGGCAGCAGACGATAGCGGATACCGGTGCCGTTGCCACACGGCAGGTCGTTACGCTGAAAGTCATGTGCTATCTAACCTCGGATACTACAACAATGGCGTACAGACGATGGCGGTTCCGTGTGATGTCGCAGAGCCATTATCTCACTCTGTCGCTAAAGGATTCTTTGACGATAACGATGGTAGATGGCTTCGCAATAACGCAGAGACCTGGAAAGAACTTATGAAGCATGCCATTGCTGTTCCGAAGCATACTCCAGCACCACAATATCGCGGAGCACCGCGTAATCTTGAGGACTAACCCATGACAACTAACAACCACCCGGCGCACGGTCATGTATCACTCGATCGCCTGCACCAGATAAGCGAAATACTCAGCAAAGCAGCAGCACAAAGCGACGGCGGTAATCTCGGCTACGCAATGGCTGACGCTGTGAAGGTGATTAATGGGGCGATTGCAGCGTTTAGTGCTGAGCCTGTGGCGTGGCGTTATCGTTATGTGCATACGCCAAAGACAGAAGAAAATGGCTATCCATTCACCACAGAGTGGAAACTTTTCGATAGCGAGGATGAGTGTAACCCGTCTGATTGTTTTGAACGACAGCCACTCTACACCGCACAGCCAGCGCCTAGATTTATTCCAGCCGAACTAACCCGAGAAGAGTACAGGCGTAGATTCATGATGGAAGACAACTTCGATGACACTTATCGAGGAGGATGGAACGCATGCCGCGCCGCCATGCTTCAGGCTGGCAACTCTCCGGCAACTCCGGATGGTTGGTGTCGCACTTGCCGCCCCGTAACGATGAGTGACATGCGATTTGTCGTTTGCCCTGACTGTGGAAACAAACGCTGCCCTCGCGCCAATGACCACAGGAATGTTTGCACAGGAAGTAACGAGCCAGGACAGATTGGTAGCGCATATCCAGCAGCACCGCAGCAGGAGGAATGATGGACGATAACAGCGATAACGTCATCCAACTGGTACAACCAAAATCGGAAGAGGAAAAACTTCTAAACGTCGTTGTGACTGATAGAAAAAGTACCGGTCAGAAATACTGCAAACATAGCCAGACGCAAATATCTGAAGCCAATCGCACGCTTGTTTGCCGCCAGTGCGGGTCAATGCTTGATCCGTTCGAGGTGATTCTTGACCGCGCGCGGAACGCTGAAAACATTGTATTTGAGATTAAATCACTCTACGCAAAGCGCGATGAGTTGCGCGAGTCCGTAGCCAATCTCGAGCGCGAAGAGAAGAACGCCAAAGCTCGGTTACGCTCCGCCAGAACGTCAATCCTCTTTGCCGAAAACGACCTGAAGAATACTGAGCAGGGAGTTAAACAGTAATGCCTAAATCCGCAGCAGAACGCAAAGCCGCGCAGGAGGTAATGAGTGCAAGAGTTTATCCTGCACGAAACAAATAAAGCTCAACTCTGGTCACTTCTCAAAGAAATCCTCTCTACCGGCAAACGCTGGCGCATAAAAATATCTGAGTATCGCGAACGTCGTTCACTATCACAAAATAGCCTCCTCTGGAAATGGAACTCTGAAATAGCAGAGCAACTAACTGCTGTCGGCTCAGAGCGCTTTTCCGATGAGGAGGTTCACGAGTGGCTCAAGGATATGTATTGCCCAGCTAAGCCGGTAACCATTTCAGGAATGACCAGGTACGTTAAATCAACCCGGAGACTGGATATCGGAGAGATGCACAAATACCTAACCGACATTGACCAGTGGGCTAACCAGAAGGGATTGCGACTGACCATCCCTGAAAGTTGCGAGTACCGGGAATTACAACGGAGGCAGAACGAGTGAAGCTAAAAAGCACAACTCAAATTGCACTGGATAATCTGATATTCACTCCCACCAAACGAAGTCGAAACAAACCCAAGCCGATCCCCACGGCATCCGAAGTAAAAAGCTACGACCCGACCTATCCACTTATAGCCAAGCGCTGGTTACGCGTTAAGGCGAGGAGGAGAACTGCGTGAATGTTTATGAAAAAATAGACGGTTCAAACTGGCGAAACATATGGGTAGCTGGCGATCTGCATGGTTGCTACACCAATCTGATGAACCGGCTTGATGAGCTGAAATTCGACACGGCGAAAGACCTGCTGATCTCCGTTGGTGACCTGGTCGACCGCGGAGCTGAAAACGTCGAATGCCTTGAGTTGATCATGATGCCATGGTTCCGCGCTGTACGTGGCAATCACGAGCAGATGATGATCGACGGCCTGTCTGAGTTTGGCAACGTCAATCACTGGCTGATGAATGGTGGTGGTTGGTTCTTCAACCTTGACTATGACAAGGAGGTGCTGGCGAAAGCTCTGGTACATAAAGCCGCAGAGTTGCCACTCGTAATCGAACTGATTACCGGTGATAAGAAGGTGGTTGTCTGCCATGCAGACTATCCTTCCGGAGTTTATGAGTTCGGCAAGGATATTGATGCTCATCAGGTAATCTGGAACAGGGAGCGGATCTCCAGTTCTCAGGATGGGAATCACCACGAAATAACCGGCGCCGATCTGTTTATCTTCGGTCACACTCCAGCCCGCCAGCCACTGAAATACGCCAACCAGATGTACATCGACACTGGCGCAGTGTTCTGCGGAAACCTAACGCTGGTACAGGTTCAGGGAGAAGAAAATGGCTAAGCAACCGAGGCGACGGTGCAAAAACGAAGAGTGCCGTGAGTGGTTCCATCCAGCATTTGCCAATCAGTGGTGGTGCTGCGCAGATTGTGGAACGAAGATAGCGCTCGAACGACGAAGCAAAGAGCGTGAAAAAGCAGAGAAAACCGCAGACAAGAAACGACGACGAGAGGAACAACAGCAGAAAGACAAACTCAAGATTCGAAAGCTCGCCTTAAAGCCCCGCAGTTACTGGATTAAACAAGCCCAACAAGCAGTAAACGCCTTCATCAGAGAAAGAGACCGCGACTTACCCTGTATCTCGTGCGGAACGTTCACGTCTGCTCAGTGGGATGCCGGTCACTACCGGACGACTGCTGCGGCACCTCAACTCCGATTTGATGAACGCAATATCCATAAACAATGTGTCGTGTGCAATCAGCACAAGAGCGGGAACCTCGTTCCTTATCGCGTGACGCTCATCGACCGTATAGGGCAGGCGGATGTAGATGAAATCGAGTCTGACCATCATCGCCATCGCTGGACTGTAGAAGAGTGCAAGGCGATCAAGTCTGAATATCAGCATAAGCTGAAAGACCTGCAGAGAGTAAGAGGTGAAGCGGCATGAAGCAGGAAATCATCGAAGCGCTCCGCATCAGGTGGGTTCGACTTCAGCTATTACCGCGCGGCAGAACCTTTCCAGACAACTACATCATTCTTCGTCAATTTTACCGGTTATACAGGAGGCCAGAATGGCAGTAAGAGAGCTGAATTTAACCAAGGATCAGCATGACTGGCTTAATGGGCATCTTGAATTGTGGGGGGCATGGGTATATTCAGGCCGACTGGAAAAGCGAATGAGCAGCGTAATAGCTCAATTCATGGAAAGAGTCGAACCATCTCGGGTAATGACCAGGCCAATGTGTAATGACGATGACGGAATGTTGATTTCTCAGGTCGTAGATTCCGTTATGCGCATCGACACAAAGGCCTTTGGCATTCTGCTTAGCTACTACTCTCACGGGTCGTCCAAGAGAGCCATTGCATCTTACTATCACGCTACCGCAAAGCCTCGCAAAATGGCTGGCAGAAGCGGGGAAAGTTGGCGTCGTCCGTCTCTGTCAACTTGCAGAAATGAGATTGATGAAATCCTCCGTGCATCGCTCTTTGTTCTGTATCAGCCAATGCAAGATGCTTTTAAAAACCGCAAACGTGTAGATAAAGTTAAACATATTGCATTTAAAAGTCTTGACATTGCATTATCCATTTAGCCATAATTAGTAGGTAAGCTGCCGTTAGTGACTCTTAAGTTGCTACGGTGGCTTTTTTTGTATCTGCATAACAGGTAAGAGCATTCCAAGTGGTTGCGCAGCCGCTCTTGAATTCACCCTTAAGCTGGGAGTGCTCTTTCCGTTTGGCAGATTCACCAGGTGGTGGCTAGTGCTTCTGGGGCTCTAGTTTGTTGGTTCAATTCCGTCATCTGCCGCCAAATTCCTACCAGGACCATAAGAGCGAAAGCTCAACGCACTACCCTCATCTTGCCAGCCGCGCCGCTGGCTTTTTTATTGCAGGTCGCAGATATCACTTTCAGATGCCACGTAGCTATCAGAGTCTGACGGCCTTTTTCCTACAAACACACAGCACCCCGTTACTTCGGAGGTGATATGGCTAAACGTATGCAAGATAAAGAAAGCATTGCCGGAGTGTCATGGCTGATTGTCCTTGCTCTGTCATGCTGGGGCGGACTGGTCCGATACCTTATTGACGTGAAGCAGAACAAAGCCACCTGGAGCTGGATCAACGCGCTGGCGCAAATCGCAGTATCCGGCTTTACCGGTCTCATTGGTGGCCTGATCAGCGTTGAAAGCGGGCTTAGCCTTTACATGATTCTGGTTACGTCAGGAATTAGCGGGGCAATGGGCTCCGTTGCACTGACGTACTTCTGGGAACGTCTGACGGGGATGAAAAATGCAAACCAGTGAGAAAGGAATAAAAAATATTAAGGATTTCGAGGGGTGCAGTCTTACTGCATATCCAGATCCTGGAACTGGTGGTGCTCCATGGACCATTGGCTATGGGTGGACTCATCATGTAGATGGAAAGCCAATTAAGCCTGGAATGACTATTAAGCAGGAAACTGCTGATCGTCTGTTAAAAACTGGCCTGGTGAGCTATGAGAATGACGTTCTCAAAATGACAAAGGTTAAATTAACTCAGGGACAGTTCGATGCCCTGGTTTCATTCGCTTATAACGTCGGGTCACGAGCACTATCAACATCTACTCTTCTGAGAAAGCTGAATGATGGAGATATGAAGGGAGCTGCAGATGAATTTCTGCGCTGGAATAAAGCTGGTGGAAAAGTCCTGAATGGGCTTACCCGTCGGCGTGAGGCGGAGCGCGCTCTGTTTCTATCGTGATTGGCACACTGGTAAGGAGTTACTGGTTGCAACTGCTTGTGGTGGCGGTAATCAGCGTGTTGGCGTTCTTTATGAACCACTATCGCGACAACGCCATTACCTATAAAGACCAACGCGATAAAGCCACTGAGCAGCTCAGCCTAGCGAAATCCACCATCAAAGACATGCAGACCCGCCAGCGTGATGTCGCAGCACTGGATGCCAAATACACTCAGGACTTAGCTGATGCGAAAAAGCAGCTTGATGATTTGCAGCGTTGCGTTAGTGATGGCAAGTGTGGGTTGCGCGTCAACGCCAGATGTCCCGCGAACGGAACGGCCAGCACCGGCAGCCTGGGCGATGCTTCCGGCCCCCGACTTACAGACGCCGCTCAACGGGATTATTTCACCCTCAGAGAGCGAATCGTCACAGTGACGAAGCAGGTCGGCTATTTGCAGGACTACCTCAAGACGCAATGTATGACATATCCATTAAATTGATATGATCGCCATAAAATCTTCTCAAAGTTTAGTACATTATTATTTTCGGATAAGGAGATAATAATGCGAACAGATCTTGAATACTTAAAAGGAATGCTCTCTGTATTCCTCAACTCAGAAAGCACATTCATTACCACCATTCAGCTTAACGAAGCTGGATATGACATTGGTTCTGAGAAGGGGATGTTTCACTACATGCAATTGATTGAGCAGGGTTTTATAAGCAACAGGAATATGGAAACACGTGATCCTAGACGTTTGGGGTACATGTATCACTTAGGTGGTATGGCAGCGATTGACGTGGACATTAGACTAACTACAGACGGTCAAGATTTTGCTACAGCGCTTGACAGTAAAGATGTTTTTGCACGATTGAAAGAGATAAGTAACGAACCGCTTGCTGTCATGAAGGAAGTAGGTGTCGAGCTTCTAAAATCCTACGCAAAAAAGAAATTTGGTCTTTCAGATTAACCGCCTAAGGGCGGTTTTTTGTTACCATTACCATGGGCAGACTCATCGTAATGGCAATATCCCCTGCAACGGATAATCAACCAAATATCCTCAAGAGCGGATAAAGAGGCCCTCAATGTCCGACATCTACCAAATCACGTTAACCACCCAAACAGGCGAAACCTTCACGGGCAAGATGTCACGACGTCAGCCTGAGCTGGTGAATGGTTTTATGCCGCTGGCGACCGAGACGGGAGAGTGGCTGTATTTCGCACCTGCCGATGTGAAGCGCGTGCAGTTCACGCCAGTACCGGCAGAGCAGGCCGAACAGTCATTAGAAGAATAAAATGAGTAAAGAACGGCAAGAAGTTAAAAGGCCTACCGTGAGATAGGCCGAAATCTTAGTCTTTCATAAATTTCTCACGACGGTAATCGTCATAACCACTTTGTTCGCGACAGTCTTCGCAGAGTAAGCCGCCATGCTCCCATGTGTGTTCATAAGCCTCATCAAGCTCTGCACCTTCCAGAACTTTTCCGCAACCGTTGTGATGTCCACCAGGATCGGTATAACCCTCACAACCATGACTCATAAACGGTTGTAATACTCTCTTTTGTGCCGGTGATAAAGTTGCATATCCTTTGTCGATAGCAAGCTTGGCAATGCCTGATACTTTTCCGTCCTCGTTATGGAAAACATCATTCTTTAACAGTGTCTCGAGCAAATTCTCTTCAATACCCATGGATCCTCCTTATGAAAACTCTTTAATAATCGACTAAAAGTAGGAATTATTTAGTGATTTTGAGCAAATCATGAGGAGTAAATCACATTAAATAGTGTTCGAATAAACGGAGTTGCACATGGCTAATGATGACGATCGCAGGCCATATCCGCCAGTTAACTTCATCGACTCCGAAAACTGGCAGCCATACACCAGGCTTATCCCCGCCAATGAGGTTCACGAGTGGATAAACCTGCAAATCCTAAGCGATACCGGCAGCATCCATAACCCCGACCATGGACACCTTCTTGATGCTGATCTCTGCTTCATGTGGGCATCTGACTCGTTCGCTAAGAAGGGGCGCTACGTTCTCGGTCAGGCCGAACAGGTAATGCTCCGCGCCGGTGGTTGGCAGAAAGCCAGAATGGAACAACAGATGTATGAATGGTTCGGGCGCATCCCGAAGTTCATCATTACGCTGGCAGCCGATTACTGCTCACAATGCAGTGACCTCGAATTCTGCGCTCTGGTAGAGCATGAGCTTTACCATATTGCCCAGGCCACAGATGACTTCGGCGCGCCTAAATTCAACAAAGAGACCGGTCAACCAGTGCTAACACTGCGCGGCCACGACGTCGAAGAATTCACTGGTGTCGTACGTCGATACGGTGCCAGCAAAGAAGTACAGGAGCTCGTTGATGCGGCCAATGCGCCTGCAGAAGTGGCTCACATCGATATAGCCAGGTCATGCGGTACATGCATGTTAAAGCTGGCCTAACAATATGACTGATTATGACAGGCAGGTAATCTATGGCGACACTGAAAGGTGAGGTCAAAGCCTTCATCGTTCAGTCTCTTGCCTGCTTCGATACTCCATCCCAGGTGGTTGAGTCGGTCAAAAAAGAATTTGGCCTGAGCATCACTCGTCAGCAGGTCGAATCCCACGACCCGACGAAAGCGAACGGCAGGGGGCTGGCTCAGAAGTGGGTTGAGTTATTTCACGAAACCCGTAAGCGCTTTCAGACCGAATTAAGCGACATCCCGATCGCCAACAAAGCCTATCGTCTCCGTGCGCTTGACCGGATGATGACCAAAGCCGAGAGCATGCGAAACATGGCGCTGGCGGCCTCCATTATGGAGCAGGCCGCCAAAGAGTGCGGGGATGCGTACAGCAACAAACAGAAGGTCGAGCACACCAGCCCGGACGGGACAATGACTCCGAAGCCGACCATCATCCAGCTACTCCCCGTTGAGCCGAAAGCATGAGTGAAGCCGTTCAACTGCCGATCCCCGCTAAGCTTGCGCCATTGTTCACTGCCGTGAATAAGCGTTACCGGTGCTCGCACGGTGGACGTGGCAGCGCCAAGACGCGCACCTTCGCACTGATGACTGCCGTAAAGGCGTATCAGTCGATGATGAACGGTGAGAGCGGCGTAGTGCTCTGCGCACGTGAGTTCATGAACTCGCTGGAAGAGTCGAGCATGCAGGAAGTGAAGCAGGCGATCCTGTCTGTTCCATGGCTGGCTTCCAACTTTGACATCGGCGAGAAATACATCCGCACCATTGACAAGAGCGTTAACTATGTCTTTTGCGGTCTGCGGCATAACCTCGACAGCATCAAATCGAAAGCGCGCATCCTACTCTGCTGGGTGGACGAGGCTGAATCAGTCAGCGAAATAGCCTGGCAGAAGCTGAACCCGACCGTTCGTGAAGAAGGATCAGAGATTTGGGTAACGTGGAACCCGGAGCGCGACGGTAGCGCCACGGACAAGCGTTTCCGCAAAGAAGTTGGCGACGACTGCATCACCGTTGAGATGAACTATACGGATAATCCGTGGTTCCCTGACGTGCTGGAAGGTGAGCGACAGAACGATCAGCGCCGTCTTGACCCGGCAACATACGCGTGGGTGTGGGAAGGCGCTTACCTCGAAAACTCTGATAAGCAGGTGTTGGCCGGTAAATACCGGATCGCTGAGTTCTCGGACCAACTATGGAAAGAGGCCGAACGATTGTTCTTCGGTGCTGACTTCGGTTTCGCCAAAGACCCTAACGCACTGGTGCGTTCGTTCATCCTGCACAACCGGCTGTACATCGAATACGAGGCATACGGTCAGCAGACAGAGCTCGACCACATGCCAGAGCTATACGACACAATTCCCGGATCGCGTGACTGGCCCATCAAGGCTGACTCCGCTCGACCCGAGACGATTAGCTATCTCAAGCGGCAGGGATTCAACATCTCAGCTGCCGAGAAATGGCAGGGGAGCGTTGAGGACGGTATCGCCCATCTTCGCGGTTTCGACGAAATCATTATCCACCCGCGTTGCAAGAACGTGGCGCGTGAGGCTCGCATGTGGTCGTACAAAACGGACCGCATCACCGGCGAGGTGTTACCTAAGCTAGCCGATGGCTATGAGCACTGCTGGGACGGTATCCGCTACAGCCTCGACGGTCACATTAAGCGCAAGGGCAAGATGGCAGGGATGATGATTCCAAAGCGCCTGCAAGGGCGTTAAACTGAGTAATAGGTGGCTAGGGTAGCTCCCGAAGAGCGGCATCGTCACCGCCTGCCACTCCTACATTGACGAGCAACTAAGACGAGGTTGTGTATGAGCAAAGCAAAGATTAACAATACTGTTCGCATCTCATTCACCGTGATTGATGAAAATGGTGAAGAAACTTTAAATCGCGATTACTTTCTGCCGTTTGAGAAAATTAAGCAGGCGAGTTTCCCTGTTCTTCCTGACGTTGCGCAGACTGAGGCGCAAAAGTTTCACGAAGCTGCTGTGATGATGGACTGCTTTGGAAAGTAGGATCTTCACATGAAAGTATGGGTTGTAATCTCAGGCACTCCGTACGAATCGTCGGAAGCTATCGAAGGTGTCTACTCCTCTGAAGAAAAAGCAGAAGAAAAGCTTTCAACGCTCAAGAATGACTCTCTCAACTACGCATACATGGAAGAGTGTGAGGTCGAATAACAAAACCAAACAAAGATAGGTCGCCTAGGCGGCCTTTTTTATTGCCATAAATCCAAGTAAAGGATGCAACATGACCTTAATAGCGTCGCTCGTTGCGCTTCTTATAGTGGCGTTTGTGATTGTGATGAGCTGGACAGGTCATGCTGCTCCTATTCCTCCCAGGCGCAAGCCTAAACCTTTGAGCGGATATCAGCCAACACGAACAGCCAAATCAGGAAAAGTATTGCCGCCACCTAAAAATCGCTAACGGACAAACCATGACTGACCAATTAACTCTCGCCGTCAACCATGCGTTGAACGATGCGCGGATGGCGCGCGCCCGAATGGGGCTGATGGCACCAACAATGGGGCTGGACAATAAGCGCCATTCTGCATGGTGCGAGTATGGCTTCCCTGAGCAGGTAACCTACGAAAACCTTTATGCCCTGTACCGTCGCGGTGGTATCGCTCACGGTGCCGTTGAGAAGCTGGTGGGCAAATGCTGGCAGAATAACCCGGAAATCATCGAGGGTGACGATGCCGACGAGAGCAAGGATGAGACAGCTTGGGAGAAGAAGTCCAAACAGGTATTCACCAACCGGTTCTGGCGCTCATTCGCTGAGGCGGATCGCCGTCGCCTTGTCGGTCGTTATGCAGGCATCCTCCTGCACGTCCGCGATGAAAAAGACTGGAACCTTCCGGTTACCAAAGGGCGAGGGTTGCAGAAGGTTTCCGTGGCGTGGGCCGGATCGCTAACGGTGAGCGAGTGGGACACTGGGCTGAACTCGAAGACTTACGGTCAGCCGAAAATGTGGCAGTACGCCGAACGCTTGCCGAATGGTTCAAGTCGCCGCGTCAATATCCACCCCGATCGCGTTTTCATCCTTGGTGATTACTCAGACGATGCTATTGGCTTCCTTGAGCCAGCTTATAACGCCTTTGTGAGCCTGGAGAAGGTAGAGGGCGGGTCTGGTGAGTCATTCCTGAAGAACGCCGCTCGCCAGCTTAATGTCAACTTTGAGAAGGAAATCGACTTCAAAAATCTTGCGTCACTTTATGGCGTGAGCATTGACGAGTTGCAGGATAAGTTTAACGAAGTTGCCGGGGAAATGAACCGTGGCAACGATGTTTTGATGACAACCCAAGGGGCCACGGTCACACCGCTGGTGACTGCTGTAGCTGATCCTTCAGCGACCTATAACGTCAACCTGCAAACCGCTGCCGCCGGTGTTGATATCCCCACGCGCATCCTGGTTGGTAACCAGCAGGCCGAACGCTCCAGCACCGAAGACCAGAAATACTTTAATGCTCGTTGTCAGTCGCGCCGCATAGACCTCGCTTTCGAGATAGAGGACTTCTGCGACAAGCTTATTGACCTGCAAATCATCGACGCCGTCAGCCAGAAAGCAGTTATCTGGGATGACCTTAACGAACAGACCGGTACTGAGAAGCTCACTAACGCCAAGGCCATGGGCGAGATTAACCAGACCATGCAGGGCAGCGGCGATGAACCCGCGTTCACCCGTGAAGAGATTCGCACGGCTGCGGGCTATGACAATGATGACGAAGAGCCTTTAGGAGAAGAGGATGGCGACGAAGAAGACGAAGCCACCGATTCTGCCGCGTAATTATCAGGATCCGACAGGGGCCGATGCGCTGGAACGCCGGGCAATGAAAGATTTCGCCAGGCGGATGAATAAGATTGGCAAAGCGTACAAATCAGCACTCGACAAAATACCTTCCTCCCTCGCAGTAAACGCCAGATACGAATACCAGCTAAACCCAACGCTACTTTCCATCATCCTGAACGATGCCAGTTACCTGGTTGATCAGGTGCTGCTTGAAGGTGGCGATTACGACCTGTGGTTTTACGAGTATATCGATCTGGCTTCGGAGAAAGGGACCGGGCAGTCGTTCTACAACCTCAGCCAGCAGTCGCCGGTGTACGCTGCTGGTCGTGAGTCGTTAGCGTCCATCCTCGCAAGCGACCCATATCAGCAACGAATGGCGCTGGTGCATGCGCGTGTATTTGAGGAAATGAAGGGGCTGACGGCTGACGTTAAGCGAGACATGGCCCGAGTGCTGACAGATGGAGTGGGGCGCGGGCTTAATCCGCTGGATATTGCCCGCAACCTGACTGACCAGACCGGCATCGAGAAACGCCGGGCTAACCGTATAGCGCGAACTGAAGTTACTACAGCTCTGCGCCGGGCTAAGTGGGATGAGGACCAGGAGGCGAATGACCTCTTCGGCCTGAAAACGTTACTGGTCCATATCTCGGCGCTTTCACCGACAACCCGGCATACGCATGCAGTGCGCCATGCCCACCTCTACACCAATGAAGAAGTGCGTGACTGGTACAGCAAAGATGGCAACTCCATCAACTGCAAATGCAGCCAGCAATCGGTGCTGGTGGATGCGGACGGTAAACCAGAGTACCCGGACACTATCACGAAACTCAAACAGGAATATAAATCGATGCAGGCGCGCGGTTACGCCTGGGCGGAGAAATAACTCATGAAATTCCAGGTAAACCACGAAGCAAAGCGTCCAATCCCGGCGCCGAAACATGGTGAGCATATTCAGGTCAATATCACCACGAAGGTGAACAGCCAGTCTATCCGGCGCGAAACATACAACGGGCGTGAGCATCTGGTGCTGCCGAGCTACACGCTGCCGGCGAACGTCGTCATGAATGGCGGCTTGTACACGCAAGAGCAAATCGACGCCCACTATAAGGGGCTGGAGGGTACCCTGGCACCGCTTGGGCACCCTCAGGTTAACGGTCAGTTCGTGTCTGCTTTCTCCCCGGAGGGGATTAACGCGGGCCATATCGGCGCGTGGAACCGCAACGTTAAGAAGTCCGGTAATCGCATCTACCTCGAAAAGTGGGTTGATGTGGCCCGTGCCAGCGAGTCGGAAGGTGGAAGGGAGCTTCTTGAGCGTGTCGCTGCCATTGAGCGCGGTGAAGACGTTCCGCCGATTCATACCAGTGTTGCCGCATTCCTCGACCAGCTTGAACCGAACGAGCAACAACGCGCTACCGGTGCTGACTGGGTGGCGAAGATTCACAGCATGGACCACGACGCAATCCTGCTGCACGAAGTCGGAGCCGCCACCCCTGAGCAGGGCGTTGGCCTGATGGTCAATGCCGATCTGGCCCAACCGCTCAAGGCTAATTCAGGCGCGTTGGTGGGTGAATCCTACCGTGAGCGCGAACAGCGTCTTGACCGCGCAGCCAAAGCAAAGTTTGCATCGGGACCGGATGAATACGCCTGGGTAGCTGACTTCACTGACTCGCAAGCGGTAATCATCCGTAACGGCGGAACCGCTGAGGTGTTTGGCTACAAGTCTGAGGGCGGCGTTATCGCCTTCGACGATACCGGCACCGCAGTAGCGCGCCAGGAGTCGTGGGTGGCGGTCGTCGCTAACAAATTCAAAGCTCTATTCACACCGCAGGAACAGCCTGCGCCAAACCACAAAACGGAGGGCGACATGCCTTTAACCAAAGAAGAACTGGAACAAATCGGCAGCATGATCGGCCAGGCTGTTGCGACCAATACTGAAGCGGCTATTAAGCCTCTTGCGGAAAAGGTTGATGCGCTACAGGCCAACCAGAAGCAACTCGCTGACACCCTGACCGCCAATTCACGCGCTGAAGAGAAATCCAAGCGCGATGCGGTTGCTAAGGTCCATGGCGACATCGTGGCCAACGCGCTTTCTGGCGATGCGCTGGATGCAATGTTCAAGTCGCTGGGCGAAGCTGCTCCGCTGGGCACCAACAATGCTCAACAGCACAAAGAAACCGGCGCACCTGCCGCAGACGAACACTTCAAGTAAGGAGCCGGAATAATGCCACGTTATCGTCGCGTTAATATCGACGGTCAGTCTCTGTACAAGACCGAAACCCGCACTACGGCCGCTGCGCTGCTACCGGGCACCGCCGCAACCATCAACTCATCCGATGAATTCGCTCAGGCTACTGCGCTAACCGGCCGCCTGTACATCATCGATGTTGGTTACCACCAGGGCCTGACAATCACCGAAGAAATCCCTGCCGGGGATTCGGCAGTAGGTAACTACGTCGAAGAAGGTCGTGAGCTGGCGCTGCGTTGCCTGCCTGGTGCGTATAAAAAAGACAGCCCGATCAAGCTGGGCACTGCCGGTCAGTTTACCCTGGCAACCGATGACACTGATTCAGTGATCGGATACAGCCAGGATGAATACACCATCGCGGCCAGCACCACCGACTTCATCCGCGTGCGCATGCGCGTTGGCACTGCCGCCGCTGCTGGCGCGTAACAAAAGGACAAAAACATATGTACTTCTCAAAAGAGACGCTGGCGACTAACTCCCGCCTTGGCGGGCACTGGAGTGAGCTGTGGGCAAACCGCAACATGTGGAACCTACAGAACGATTCCATCATTGCAGCTAACCGCGCAATCATGACGCCTGACATGCTGGCCTGTAACGCCGTTGGCGGTTTCTCCCGTGACTTCTGGGCTGAGATTGACAACCAGGTGCTGCAACTTCGGGATCAGGAAGTTGGCATGGAAATCGTGAACGACCTGATCGGAGTTCAGACGGTGCTGCCGGTAGGTAAAACCGCCAAGCTGTATAACGTGGTAGGCGATATCGCTGATGACGTGTCAGTAAGCATCGATGGCCAGGCGCCGTTCTCCTTCGACCACACTGACTACGCGAGCGACGGCGACCCGATTCCGGTGTTCACTGCTGGTTACGGTGTTAACTGGCGTCATGCTGCTGGCCTGAACTCTGTGGGCATCGACCTGGTGCTGGACTCGCAGATGGCGAAGATGCGCAAGTTCAACCAGAAGCGCGTCAACTACTACCTGAACGGCAATTCAAAAATTCAGGTTCAGTCCTATCCTGCGCAGGGCATCAAGAACCACCGCAACACCAAGAAGATTAACCTCGGATCTGGTGCTGGTGGCGCGAACATCGACCTGACCACCGCTGACATGACTGCGATCTTTGCGTTCTTCGGTAAAGGCGCATTCGGTACTACCGCCCGCACGAACAAAGTCGCCGCATACGATGTAATGTGGGTTTCCCCGGAAATCTGGGCAAACCTGGCGCAGCCGTACGTGGTGAATGGCGTTGTAAGCGGCACTGTATTGCAGGCGGTTCTGCCGTTCGCGCCGGTGAAGGAAATCCGCATGAGCTTCGCGCTGACCGGTAACGAGTTTATCGCGTACGTTCGTCGCCGTGACGTGATCTCTCCACTGGTGGGCATGGCCGTAGGTGTTGTTCCGCTGCCGCGCCCACTGCCTAACGTTAACTACAACTTCCAGATCATGTCTGCTGAAGGTCTGCAAATCACCGCAGACGATCAGGGCCTGTCTGGCGTTGTCTACGGCGCTAACCTGGCGTAAGGAAACAGCATGGCTAAATACGAAGTTGTGCGCCCATGGTTCGGCGTGAAGGTTGGCGACGTGGTGGAGTTGAAAGAGCTTCATCCGGCGTTGAAGTCTAACGTTCGGCTGATGAAAGGCGAAGCTGGTGGCGAGCTGAAACCAGCAACACCTGATGCCGGTACTGGTGAGAAATCTCGCAAAGAGATTATTCAGGACCGCCTTACTGAACTGGGCATTGAGTTCAAGGGCACCCTGGGCGCGGAAAAGCTCAGTGAGCTGTTGCCAGATGGCGAACTCGAAAAGCTTTTCCCTGCTGAATAACAGCCGCCGCTAAGGCGGTTTTTTTATGCCCTCTTCGGAGGGCTTATCAGAGGCCCGCATGATTACCACAGACCAGGCCAAAGAATATCTGAAGTCAGTCGGTATCACTCTGCCTGATTTTATCTTAGAGGCGCTCGTAGAGCAGGCCAACAGCATTCAGGAATGCCTCGATGCGCACTACTCACCAGCTACAGCGCTACTGATTCAGTCCTACCTGTTGGGCATGATGGCTCTGGGGCAGGGCGACAAGTACGTATCCAGTCACACCGCGCCGAGCGGGGCGTCAGAATCATTCCGCTTTCAGTCGTTCTCAGATCGTTGGAAGGGTTCGCTAAACCTGCTCCGCGGGCTGGATAAGTATGGCTGTGCTAACTCCCTGATCCCTGCCGACCCGACAGCAACACCGGCTTTTGCTGGCATCTGGATCGGGAAGGGCGGCTGCATGTGCGTGGATAAGTGATGACTTACAAATCAGTAAAGCACGGTCTGCCTCGTTCATTCGTCCGCGTCTGGGTGATGACCGATACCGGGCGGGAGACTACCGGCTACGTTAAATCGGACGGCGAGTGGTTCATCAACTGCCCGCGCATCCGGGCGACTGGCGCGAAGGTGCTGCGCTGGAAGGAGGGCTGATGTCATCGGTAGCGAACTGGAGCTATACCGCGACGGCGACCATCTGGCGAAAGCTGGAAGGCAATGACGAATACGGCGACTCGATGGGCTATGCCGAACCCGAGCAAATCCTCTGTGATTACGAGGGCGGGCTCAGCAAGAAGTTAGCCAGCCTGGGCGCCGAAATCGTCGTGAAGAATACCGTCTGGACGGAGTTCGCTCTCGCGGCCGCTGGTGATTATCTGCTGATTGGCGTATCGACCGAAGCGGACCCTGTTGTGGCCGGTGCCGACGAGGTGCGGCAGGTTATCCGCTACGCCGACACGTTCGAGCGCCTGGCGGATGATTACGCCATCCTGACGGGGGTGTAGCCATGGGCATCAAAGTGAAGGGCATCAGCCAGGCGAAGAAGCACCTGAACGATGTCATCAACGACGTTAAGGGCCGCAAGGTAATTCGCGCGTTGCAGTCGGCGATGATTCTTATCGGTGCCCGGGCAGCTTATTACACCCCGATCGACACCTCTACGCTGATTAACAGCCAGTTCCGAGAAATCGACACTGGCGGGGTTCTCATCACCGGGCGCATCGGTTACTCAGCCAACTATGCCGCATACGTGCACGAAGCCTCAGGCAAGCTGAAAGGCCAGCCGCGCGCGCACTTCGGCGTGACCAGTAACCGGTCTGAGTTCGGCCCGCAGAAACCGAAAGAATTTGGCGGCGGTAGCGGGACGGGGAACTACTGGGATCCGCATGGTGAACCGCAATTCCTGACCAAAGGCGCGAATGATGAGCGTGATAACGTTGCCGCAGTGATGCGCAAGGAGCTTTCGCTATGACACCCATGATGCACGAGCGGGTGCGCAACATGTTCGGTGACGCCGGGCTAACGACCGGATTTACGGTGCAGCAGCTGATGTACGACGACCCGGGTGACCAGTCGAAGGCGATCATGGTGTTCAGGCCAAACGGCGGCTCGAATATCCGAAACGATCTCGGATCGGAGTATCACGTCCTTGTCGACGTCGTCGGCGCGAAAGATAAGCGCAAAGACGCACTCAACGCCGTGCAGCGTATTGTCGATTATGTCCAGGCCAACCCCATGGTTAACGAGTGCGTAGGTTACATCCAGAACATGGGCGCAATCCCCGCGCCTGTGCTCACAGAAGAAGGGCGAATAGTCTTCCGACTCCAGTTCGCCTGCACTTACGGCGAATAGCCATCTCAACCAAATAACCCGCTCCGGCGGGTTTTCTTTTATACGTCAAAGAGGAGTTTCACATGGCTAATTGCCAGAACTCGAACGAGCGCCTGTTCGGCGGTGCGGTCGTGCTGGAAGTCGCCGATGGCTGCCCGGACGTCAAGCCACTTGAGTCTGAGTGGATGGCGCTGGCCGCTGGTACGTCGAAGGGCTTCGACTTCAACCCTAACTCGGTTACCTCTGATGCGGATGACGGCGGCGGCTATGTCGAGACCATCATCACTAACAGTGACTTTACCCTGAGCTTTGAAGGTGAAGTGCGCAAGAAGGACAAACTGGATCAGTACGGTGTTGGCAAGTTCATCAAGTATTTCGCTGACGAACTTAAGGCCAAGCGCCAGCCCGGTATCTGGGTACGTATGGACTACGGCCCGGTCGAATTCATCGGTTACATGAACATCACGGCTCTGAGCTCTGACGGCGGAACCAACGACATCGTCACGTTCTCTACCGAGTTCAAAGTCGGCGATGCAAGCACTATCGAGGTGAACGAAATCACTGCGGTAGCGGTGACTGGCGTGACGGTAACTCCGGCAACCAGTACTGGCGCGGCGGGAGGTACCAGCACATTCACGGTGAATATCGCACCAACCGGAGCAACCAACAAAGACTTCACCGTCGCATCAACCGATCCAACCAAAGCCACTGCCACAGCATCCGGTACCACTGTCACGGTGAACCGCGTCGCCACCGGCAGCGCGCAGATCATCATCAACACCGATGACGGAAACTTTGTGGCCGCGCATACGGTTACCGTTACATAACGGACATTCCAAAGGGCGGCGTGCCGCCCTTGATAATGACCGTTTACTGGAAGGCCTATGACCGCTTTAACCGATATTGGCGAACTCTCTATCAGCGACAGCCGCGAAGGCGGGAAAGATTACCTGCTGCGACCTTCATTCGAGGCCATGGCCAGGATCGGCACTCCGGAAGAGATTGTGAAGGCCTACGCCACCATCCACGGCAATGATGTCGCTCAGTTGATTGAGGTTTGCGCTGGCACGCTGGGACGTTTTCCTGAATGGCTATCTCCATCATTCAATCGCGCTGCGGAGAAGCTTTTATCAACGTGCATGCTGGTACTTCAGGCGTGCTGCGATGACGACATGACACCAATGATCGGCGAGTGGAAAGGGTGGCGGCACTGCGTCGTCTACCGCCCGGGCCAGATGCCGAAGAACGACATCATCGTACTGGCTCAGCATCTCATGCAGCACGGTGTCGTCGGAAAGGCAAAGGTTCGCCAGTTGCAGCGCCATGAGACTGGCGAGCGCACAACAGAGTTTAAAGCCTTCGATTACATCAGCGCTGCACGTAGCCACTTCGGCATGAACCGCGCCGAATCCGCCCAGTTAACTATGACTGAATTTCAGATGCTGCTGGCGGCGAAATACCAGGACCAGAAAGGCTTCACACGCGATGAGTACGAGAGCATCGCCGACAAATACCTGGCTAAACAGGCCGCACGCAGGGCAAAAGAAAAGCAATAACCGGAGAATGACATGGCAGGTGAGAAGAACGCCGGTAGCATCGTTTATGAAATCAGCGCCGACGTTGAGCCGCTGCTGCAGGGCGGGAAACAGGCCATTGATGCTCTGGATAAACTGGATGCTGCAGCCCAGCAATCCGGTAAGGGAATGGATATCCTCGACCAGAGTACCTCACAAACCGGATCCGCGTTTACTGAACTGGCAGGTTATGCCAACTCTATGGATAACCAGCTGCGTAAGCTGAATACCAACGTCAGCGGCATTGCCCGCGCTATGGAAGAGGCCCGCAGTGGTACCGGGGGCGCTAGCAGTGAATTCAGCCGTGCAGAATCCATCATCGAGGCGCTGGGTAACCAGTTGGCTGTGCTGGACGAAGCGCAGGAGAATGGCGCACGCAGCGCCGCTGTTCTGGCGGCACAGCTTCGGGCCGGGTCAAAAGCGAGCGATGAGGAAAAGCAGAAGATCGGCGATCTGACTGGTCGCCTGTATGACATGAAGACGGGTGTGGAGACCGGAGCAAAAGGAACAGGATCCTGGAAAAACAGCATGCAACAGGCTGGCTACCAGGTTCAGGATTTCATTATTCAGGTTCAGGGCGGACAGTCTGCTCTTGTGGCGTTTGCTCAGCAGGGTTCACAGCTTGCTGGCGCATTTGGACCCAGCGGCGCTGTAATTGGTGCCGTCATCGCTCTGGGTTCAGTTATCGCTGGCACCTTAATAACCTCGCTAAACGGCGGAAAGAATGCCATGGATGCGTTGAAAGATGCCGCTGAGTCGATGGATAAGGTAATAACGATATCCAACCAGGGTGTTGCAGCTCTTTCAGATAAATACGCTGCATTGGCGCGTACAAACGCGAACGTAGCGACAATCCTCCGCAACCAGGCTTTGCTGGAATACAACCAGGCCATTGCTAAGATACCGAAAGCGATTAGTGACGCCTCTGACTCTTTTATTACCTTGGGCGATCGGGCCATCGCAGCTTTCGGTGGATCTTCGCCAAGCATAAAAAAATTCAACGAAGAACTTACCAGGCTTGGCGCTACGTCTGCTGATTGGTACCAGGCTATTCAGCAGGCAAACGCCCAAGGGCAGTATGCAACCGGTGTTGTCAGCTCCTTATCCACGACGGTCAGTACGCTTTCCTCTCGTATGGGGATAAGCAAGCAAGCTGCATTTGAACTGGCCAAGCAATTATCTGACCTAAGTAACAATCCTTCTCCTGAAGCACTAGAGGAAGTAATCAAAAGCCTGCAAGGCATGACATCTTCGTCAAAAGATGGTCAAGGGGCAATTGCAGGACTGACCGGGTCATTAAAAGATTTATGGGTGGAGGCTCTTAATGCAAAACAAGGTGTCGACAGCCTCGCCAAGGCAACCGACAACCTCACTTCAGGGCAGCAAAACCTCATCAAACAGTCCGAGCGAACTCTCGCTTTATCCAAATTACAGGGTGAGGCCCGAGCGCGGTTGCAGGCGCAATACGCTGCCGAAGATGCCGGGTTTGCGAAGGATGATCCGCATGCCAAGCAGATGGAAGATGATGCTGCAGCTACGTACAAAAATACGCAGGCGCAGAAGACGCTCCAGTCAGAGCATAAGAAAGGCGCATCACAGGCTGATTCTATCGCTCAGAAACTGGCTAATCTAAAGCAGCAATCAGAGCTTGCCGCTGAATCAACGAATAAGCTCAGTCGTGAACAAGCGATGCTCAATGCTGAGCAGTCTCTTGGAAAGGGAGCCACTCAGTCTCAGATCGCAGAGGCTCGACAGTATGCCGCTGCGAAATGGGATACAGCCAACGCCATAAAGGCGCAAGCGGCAGCTGAGAAACTTCTACCCGAGGCGCGCGAAAACGCCAGTTACAAGCAAGATGTCGAGGATCTGAATACTGCTCTGGCTGCGAAGAAGATCAGCCAGGAACAGTTTAACCAGACCTCTGAGCGGCTGGCAGCTACTCATCAGGCTAACCTCGCAAAAATCCAGTCTCAGCAGGCGGTAACACCACAGCAGGATGCGGTCGGTGGCGTTGACCCTGTTCAGCAACTGGCGAACGAGAATGCCCGCAAGTTAGCGCTCATTCAGGCATTCGAACAGCAGGGGCTTATCACTCATCAGAACGCACTTATGCTGCGTGCTACAGCTGACAAGGAGTATGAGCAGGCACGTATAGCAGCGCAATGGGAGATTTTCCGTAACCAGAGCGCAGGCAACGCTGCGCTGGCAGCATCTTTTGATGCGCTGGCTGGTAATGCGTCCAATGCTTTAACCGGTATCATCACCGGGAGCATGTCAGCATCTGACGCTTTGCGATCGATCGGCAATACCGTCCTGAACAGCCTCATCAATACTTTCGTCCAGATGGGCGTTGAGTGGGTGAAGTCGGCAATCATGGGACAGACAGCCACCACTGCAGCGGTTGCGGCATCCACCACGGCGCAGGCTGCTGGTATTGCCACCACGACGGCGACGTCTACGGCAGCGGCAGCAGCTACCACGGCGGCATGGACTCCTGCGGCCATCATGTCCTCCATTGCCTCGTTCGGTGGTGCGGTGGCGATCGGTATCGGCGCTATGGCTGGCATCTTGGCGCTGTCTGGTAAGCGCAAGAACGGAGGTCCAGTATCGGCTGGCGGGATGTATCAGGTCGGCGAAGGCGGTATGCCTGAGATTTACCAGGCTAGTACCGGTAAGCAATACATGATACCGGGCGATAACGGCAAGGTGATCAGCAACAAGGATATGACCTCAGGGGGCGGTGTGAACGTCATAATCAACGTTCAGAATATGACGGGAGCCACATTTGATGCTCAGGCTACGAGTAGTGGAGATGGTACAATAACCGTGGATGCCATCATTGCTGATCTAAATAATGGTGGTCCAATTTCTCAGGGCATAACAAGTAATTTCAATGCCAAAAGAACACCACGTGGTCAAAATTGAGAGGGAACATGGATAGTATTTTGCCGGGCGAATCAAAAAGCATGCCACTTGAAAGCGGGAAGGTTGTCAAATACTCAGCTAACCGGGCTGTCAATTTTGAGTTTTTGCTGACAGATGGCACTTATATTACCGGTGTTATTCCTGCTGGTGAGACACTTGAGTTTAAGAGTAACGGCTCTATTCAAGAATTTAACATTAAAATTTTTGAAGCTCCGAGACGACCAACTGCCATAGATTAAACCCGCTTCGGCGGGTTTTTTAATGCCTGGAGTTTAGATGCCAATTATCGACTATCCCGACTGGCTGCCGCTGGCGCAGAAGGCCAGCAAAAATATGACGCTCGATACCGGGTTTCAGACCGATCAGCCAGCGGTCGGTCCGGCTATCTTTCAGAATCAAACCGACGACCTGAAAGTGACCTGGTCACTGACGTGGATCTTTACGTCTGCAGAGGAGCGCGCATTCCAGCAGTGGCTGCGCAGCCCAAACTACCTAAACCGTGGGCTAAATTGGTTCCGTATGAAGGTGAATCTCGGCGGCAGTGGGGTGCAGTTGCAGGAACTCCACTTCACGCAGATGCCTGTTCAGACAAACATCACAAATGGCGTTGTTACATGGACTGGAACCGTGATTGCAAACCACCTCTACAACGCCGACGACGAGTTCGACGACATCATTGTTGAACTGCCGCCGCCGTGGGATTCGTGGCTGGATATTGTGGTGACGGGTTACCCAGACAACAGAGACCCAGAGTCATTACCGAGAGTGCCGTAATGCCTACTTTCAGAGCTTACAAGCAGCAACGCCCGACGCGCGGACTGTACGACACCATTACGTTCTACCATCCATCATTTGGCTATGTTCGCCTGGTCGACAAACAGTTCTTCCCGAAGACGCTCGGCGGCCAGGTGTACACGCCAGCGCGCTTTGAAATTGAAGAGAGTCAGCAGAGCGGTACGCCGGTGATCGACGCTACGGTTAAGTTAGGGCGCCTGTCGTCGGATATCAAAACGCTGATGAAGCAGTGGAAGGGCGCGACCCGGCTGACGGCCATCACGGCCACCCGGCAAATCTTTGACAGCGGAGACGTGTCAGTGCCGATTAAGTCGTGGCAGTTATACGTCAAGACGGTCGATATTGATGCCGACGCCGCGTCGGTCACTTTGTCTGTCACCAACCCGCTGAACAACAACATAGGTCGACTTTATGATCCGCAGGAATACACCGGTCTGCAGTACCTCTGATTTCATCAGCAAGGCGATCGGCGTGCAGTGGGCTAATCGTGCCTGCTCGTTCGATAAGGTGGATTGCTGGGGTTTGGTAGTGCTGTATTACCGTCACGTTCTCGGCATTGAGCTGCACCAGACTCCGGACTACGAAGCCGGTGAGGACTTCTTCACCTGTTATCAGGGTGACGTCGTTTTCTGGTTCCAGACCGATAAACCTGTCGAAGGCGGGATATTTGTCGGATACCGCGGCGCTCAACCGGCGCACGTGGGCCTGGTGCTTAATCGGCAGGCGCTGCACTCGCGAGGCGAGAACGGCAGCGTGCGCATGGACTCGTTACTGGTTATTCAGCGGGCTTTCACTAAAGTGGAGTATTTTTCTTATGGCGCTGGTTGAGATATCGAATTTTCCAGGAACGCCTAAGCTGCGTTGCAGGGTGCCAAACGGCACCCTTTTTTATGACTGGCTTGCGGCAAATGATGCCACCTTTCATCGTGACCTACTGATCGTCCGCAACGGCGTGAGGTTAAGTGATGATGATGAGCTGGCGTTTGAATTAAGCGAACTGGACAACATCCAGATTTTCGACCAGCCAAAAGGCATTATCAGCGATATTCTCAGCCCGATCTTCAAAGTTGTTGGAGCTGTGTTTTCCTTCCTGGCTCCGAAGCCTGCAATTGCTAACAACGGTGGCAACACCGTCGACTCACCGAATAACAGCCTGACCGGTCAGACAAATACCGCCAGAGTATACAAAGCGAAGCCTGACATTTATGGTCAGGTCAGATCGTTTCCTGATTTGATTCAGGAATCGATGTTTGAATATGTGCGCCAGAGTGAGAACGATGGTGGACTGAAATATGTCACTGAGTGGATGTGTATTGGTATCGGTAAGTATAACTATGAGTCTTTTCGTTATTCAGAGTCGAGTCTTGGATCGATGGCCGGTGCTGAGTACCAGTTTTATCAGCCGGGTGAAGTAATACTGACTATTAACGAGGGATATTCGTTCGACGATGTCGATGGGCAGGAGATGCCAGGTCCCAACGAAAGCGACAATTTCCCGGTAGAATCTGCGACGGCCAATACCGTAGTCAGCGGGGATTATGCAGGCGGCCAGATAGCGATGAAAATCGTCAAGCAGGCTGAATTCGACTACTTCATGGGGCTGGTGTTACCACACTCCGTCACATTCACTATTAACGTCACCTACAACACGACATCAGGCAGCGTTACTGAAGATGTGCTTTTTTCAGGCACACTGATTTCTGCTGTGGAGAGTGATGATGGCTCCTTGATAGACCCTGTTCAGTGGTACACGTTCACCATGACAGATTTACAGGGGCCGCCCACCGTTCCATCTACAGCCACCATTAACACGACGAAATTTATTCTCAATGATAATGAGGCTCTTGTTGTTGGGCCCTTCTTCTCGCCGGTTGAGTCAACTGAGCTGTGGCTGCATACACAGTCATCACTTGGTGGGGGAAACTTGACTGACTGGACGGTGACAATCTGGAAAATCGATGACGATTACAATCAGATCCCAGGCACACAACAGACCTTCACCTATCATCAGGGAACGCCTCATAAATCGACCAGCGAAGTGTTTTATCGCACAGATAAAATAACTCCAGCAGGAGGGTTTGGTAAATACGCCATCAACTTCCAGCGGACGAACAACTCTAATGATGCGTCCATTCTTAAATTAGAGGAAATTCACGCCGTCAACATCCGAAGCAATGTTGTTCATCCGACTGATACGCTGGTTCGCGTAAAGGTAAGGGCAACAGAGAACGCATTAGGAAGCCGTGACCGCAAATACAATGCTCTGGTGACTCGCCAGACTATCAGTTACGACCTGATGACACAGACCGTCGATTACACATTGCGTCCGTCGCGGTCGTTTGCTGATGCTGTGGCTCATACGTGGCTTGTAATGGGGAAACAACCGGAAAACAGCATTGACCTGTACGGGCTGTACTCCATCGCTGAGAGCCTGACTGATGAGCGACTCGGATACTTCGATTACACCTTCGATGATGAAAACGACTCTCTTGGTGACCGAGTGCAGGCGATCTGCAATGCGGCGTCTGTCATGGCGTACTGGGATGACGGTGTACTGACGTTCACCCGCGATCAGAAAGTCGATTACCCGGCGGCAGTGTTCAACCGGGCGAACATGAAGACTGATGAGTACAAAATGACGTATGAGGCCACGCTGCCTGGCGGTTACGACGGCGTTCAGGTCTCCTACGTTCACCCGACAACGAATAACAAGACGTACATCAACTACCGCGTGCTGAACGGAACTATTGTCGAGCAGGAAGCGGAGAACCCGAGCAAGCTTGAGATAGTTGGATTCCGTAACGAGTACCAGGCTCGGGAGAGAGCGCTGCGCGAAACAAAGCGTCTTATTTACTCGCGGGTTAAGATGAATGCCAAAGTATTTGAGGACGGCATCATACAGGTTGGCAGTGTTATTCAGATGCCGGATATCTACGACAGTAACCAACAGCAGGGTTACATCACCGGGCGAACTGGTAATGACTTCGACACCAGTGAGCCGATCATGTTTACCGGTTCTATGTATGTTCTGGTTACTGACAGCTTGGGTAACCCGACCCTACGCTACCCAGCAACGGCACGCAGCGACACGAAATACGGCTTCACTGCAACAATACCATCCATTCAGCTCAATATATGGAACGGAGACACCGTACAGCTCCCATCGCGATATCTAATAGCCACTGTGGAGGAACTGGACAGTCAGCTATGGACAGTCAACAGCATCAAACCCAACACAGATAACACGGTATCTCTGACCGTCTCAGAGTATAGCGACTCAGTCTACGAATAATACCTTATCCAAATACCACAACCCGGCCACCGCGCCGGGTTTTTTAATGGAAAAATTATGAGCACTACACCAACCAATCAGCCAGTACCAAGTGAAAAGCCGCAAGACCTGAAATTTAACGCTGGAAAAATTGACGAGTTTGTAACCTCCATGGCTCGACAATATATTGACCGTTTTGGTCATGAACATTATACAATTGAGGGAATTAGCTGGGTGGCTCAACAGGCCATTGCCGCGTTTGGCTATATCACCATGGATAGTTTCGAAGACGGTAATACGTTGACATTGCCAAATCAGGTTCTTCGTTACGAAGCAACAGGAGAGTATTACCGCTGGGATGGTGATTTTCCAAAGACAGTGCCTGCTGGATCAACGCCAGAAACATCTGGAGGTGTAGGTCAAAGGAAATGGTTAAGTGTTGGCGATGCGACATTAAGGTCACAAATTACTGACCCAAACGGTTCCGTTTACTATCCAGAATTACAAGTTGCCAGATGGCGTGATGATGGAGATGCACGAGGTTGGGGGGTGTTTCCTGACGGAACGGACGTAACAGCCAAGATGTGTGCATGGCTTGATGCTGTTAATGGTGATTACTCTAAGTTAGTTCAATACGGTCGATATCGTAATCGAGGTTATTTACCACCAGGTGATTACGTTGTTTCATCAACAAATCTTACAGGTAACCATGCATTGCTTGGAAGGATGATCATTCGATGCGACATGGTATTGGATGGAAGAGTACCAAATGGAGAGTTTTCACTTCTGCACGTTAAAGGGGTAACAGTAAGTGGGGTATCGTGCAAAAACTTTATAGCGCAAGGCATACAACATTGTATAGTTGTTAGGCTTGATACAACCGGAGATATTACTCTAAAAGGTTCTACCACGCCGATGAACATTCCTGGATTGGCAACATGGGGTGGTGGTTCATATTGGAATGAATTTTCAAATATTAAATCAGGGAATACATCAGGTGGCGGCTCTGTATCGCTAAATATATATGAAGGATCTGTTAATCACAACACCTTTATACAGACTAGTTGTGCTGGAGTTAAAATTCTTGGGTCAAGAGATGGTGCTGAATGTTACGAAAATACATTTATTAACATAGATACAGCAGGAACATCAGATTATATTCTTGATAATCAAACAACGTTAAATCAGAAGAATAACGTAATTGGTTTGCATTGTGAAGTTACTGGTAATGGACAGGTTAGAGGAAATTGGAACATATCATCATATAGGGTTCAATATGGAAATATGGCATCTACTTTAAGCCATATGAACTCAGTTGTTGGATCAGAACATAAATCTAATCAGCAGGGCGGTGATTTTATATCAATGTCAGGTGTTAATCTTTGCCCTAGCGGTGATTGGAGCATTATAAATAACTCTGGCTTCCCAATTGATTATGGTAATAACAATGTAATTCCTTCTGAATTCGTTTTGTTTAATGATGTAAATGAACCGTCTGGTTCTGGTAGATGCTATGGAGTATCTAATGCAAGTGCAAGAGCAAGGATTTATGTGAACCTTACCAGGACCTTAACAGGATATATTAGGGGAGCATTTTTTTTTAGAGGTGATATTCCTGTTGAAATAACAATAGAAAGTACGGATGGACTTGAATCCAACACTTTCTATCAAGATCCTTCCAAGTATTATTCAATGCAAAATAACTGGAAGCTTTATAAAATAGCAGCTCCAACACTTGATATTTCAAAGGCATATCGCTTACGAATTACAGTCGATGCTGGAAAATCAGGATTGATAGGAGGGAGTTACTTTAGTTCATACAATGCCACTGTACTACCAACATTTTGCGGATGGAGCAAATCATCAGGAAGGCATAATGTGATGCCAAATTATAATGGAGCACCGATAGGGTTTATATTTTATAGAAATACTGCCACGGCATACCCATCCGATCCAACATATGCATGGGTGCATAGGGGTGGAGGGGTATACGGAGCAATAAATGTGGTTAGCTGAATAAAAGGCCGCTTAGCGGCCTTCGTTAAATGCAATAATCGCTACTCCATCTTTAAGATAAATAGAATACATTTCATTTGAAATAAAAGGACTTATTCCTTCACTAATGAAAGTTGATAGCAGTTCTTTATTGCTGCGTTCTATTCCATAGCCGTTTTCAACTCCATCCAGCCCCTTGTTTTTTAGTTGGAATGTTATTAGGAATTCAGTTGAACCCATAACCAGGTATTTGACGGATGGTTTATTTTCTAAAATTAATTTAGTTCTTTCACTTACCTTCATTGTACCAACTGTTAATATTTTATTGATGCCATCTTTATGTAAAAGATCATAAGATACCATGTTTAAAATACTATCTTCGAATTTTGCTTGTTCTTTCATGGCGATTGATGATTGCGCGCTGAATGAAAATGCAACAACGGCAGGAAGAATAGCTATCACTGCCATTTTTTTGCTAACTTGCAAAATAACTAACGATAAAATAACAAATATGCAAGAGAAGCTAACCAGTGTCCTTGCATAAACTGGGGTTTGCTTAAGTAGAATCGTTGGGCCTAATAAAGACATGTAAAATACAAAAATAGATAGAATCAAAATTGAAAGTCTAATTGCGATATCTTTATTGTTTTTATACGTGATAACAATTACACAGATTAAAAAAACAGAGAGAGTTGCAATAAAGTACCACTCAGAACTTCCTCTAATATATGTTCCAATTATTTCATTTAGAATTCTTAAAGATGTTTTTATTCTTTCAATGCCTTCAATATTAAAATCTATCAGCTCAGATCTTTTGTTACTGCCACCCCAAATTTTAACAATCGTTAGCATATATAATGAATAGCTAAGAATGTACACGACCATTCTTTTAAATATTATGGATATTGTATCTTTTAAAGAAATGTTTTTGATTGAGAAAATTGCTATCAACTCAATTGAAAGCAATCCCAAAAATAGGTTTGTAGAAGATTGGTAAAGGGAAAGAGCAGCTACTCCAGCAACAACTTTTATTGCTAATGATTTAATTTCTAATTTGTTATCATATGTATATGACAAAGAAGTGAGTAACACTGCAAGTGACATTGGGAGAGAGTCAAACCTGTATGCAATATTTTGGAGCATAAATGGATTAAACATTATCAACGATGCGCATAAAAACGCACCTTGACATCTATAAGAATCCATTAATCTCTTCACCAAATATGCTGATAATCCAATAAATACGGTTGATAATATTAATGTGAACGGGTAATAATCTAGGAGTTTATCTCCGCTTACTGAAAAAAAAGACATGACTAAATCTGATAAAGGCCTGGCAAGTCCGCTCCAGCCATAGAATCCAGTGACGGACCTATCCAGATCATCCCTAAAATATACTCCATTGATGATAAAAGGAGATATAAACAATAAAGACAATATACAATACCAAGTTATGTATCTTGTATCTTTCTTTTTTAACTGAAAATTCATTTTGTGTCCCTGCTAGCTTTGTCTATTTATTAACAGATTTTATTATATACTTAGGGCGATTTTTAGTTTCAATGTAAATGCGGCCCATGTACTCACCAAGAACGCCAATCCCAATAAGTTGCACACCTCCAAGGAAGAGGATTGCAGCCATCAATGATGGATATCCGGGTACTGGATTACCCCAGATTAGCTTGTCGATAACCATCCATGCGGCGTATAGGAATGCGAATAATGAAACGCCCAACCCAATGTATGTCCAAATGCGAAGAGGAAATGTTGAGAAGCTGGTAATGCCCTCAAGAGCAAGATTCCATAACTTCCAGCCATTAAATTTTGAATCACCTGCGACACGCTCAGCTCGAACATATTCTACTACTTCTGTTCTTCCGCCAACCCAACTAAGGATACCTTTCATGAATAGGTTCCTTTCTGGGAGTTGCTTTATGCTCTCAACGACATCGCGGGACATAATGCGAAAGTCACCAACATTCTCTTCAATTTTAGGTGAGCTAATCTTGTTGTGAAGTTTATAGAACCATTCAGCAGATTTTCTCTTCAGTCGGCTATCAGTAGAACGGTCAGAGCGCTTTGCAAGTACCATATCAGCACCAGCCTGCCATTTTTCGATCAAATGGGGGATGACCTCAATAGGATCCTGCAAGTCGACGTCAATTGGAATTACTGCGTCACCAGTTGCATGGTCCAGCCCGGCAAAAAGTGCTGGCTCTTTGCCGAAATTACGGGTGAATGACAGCGGAACCACAAGCGGATCGGATACAGCCAGAGAGTTAATAATTGATTCTGTCGCGTCTTTGCTGCCGTCATTGATAAATACTATCTCAACTTCATGCTGCTGAAGACCTTCATATTCCCGAACCGTTTTATAAAATATAGATATCGTGGCCTCTTCATTAAAGACCGGAACGACTAAAGAAATTTTCATTTCGCATCCCTAAAGACAATGAATTTTGAATAGATAAATCCGCATATCAGGCTGATGGCAGAGAATACGATTAGCGTGACGATGGGTGCCATTCCTGATTTATCGGCAGCCCAGCCCACAATTGCGCTCAGCGTCCCCATGAATCCGACGTAGAGCATGTAGCGCATAGTTGATGTTGATGCCTTGAAGGTGAATTTTGCATTAGCAAAGAAACTGAACGACACAGCAACAACGAATCCTGCAAAGTTACCGAGAGCCTGTCCAGTATGAAGTGCGTATATGCAAATGGCGAACACTCCCAGTGAATGAGTGTGTTGATAACACCTATTGTTGTGTACCTGGCGAATAGCTTTAACATTATAAAAATCAGTGAATTCTTAGAGGTCGAAAGTTTAGCATTTGAAAGTGCATCGATCGACTAGTGATGTTGGTTGGTGAGACAAAAGTGAGGCACACAAAGCTTTGCATCAGTTTGCAAGGCTTTGTGCTGCTTTCCTATGATACTTTCTCATCAAGCCAGTCTGCCCACCACTGCATCATTTCCCGGCGCGTATCAAGATAAGCTGCGTGGTTGTATACTGAGCGGGTTCCTCCGCTTACGTGTGCCAGTTGCATCTCTATCGCGTCACTGTTCCAGTGTTTCTCGTTTAGTACGGTACTGAACTGGTGCCTGAACCCGTGGCCGCTTGTCTGCCCTTCATAGCCAATGCTACGAATCACGCCAAGAACAGCGTTCTCGCTGATTGGCTTCTTCCTGTCGTTTCTTCCTGGGAAGCAAAGCGAATACTGACCGGTTATATGCTGCAATACTTTAAACAACTCAACGACCTGATCTGACATAGGGACGATATGAAGCTTCCTGCCTTTCATTACAGATGGGTCTATGCTGATAATCCTGTTCTCATAATCTATTCCTGACCATACCAGCGATCTCATCTCGACGGTTCTCATGGCTGTATAGTGCAATACCTGCGCTGCAATCTTCATTACTATCCAGCCACCGTACGCGTTCAATGCGCGCTGAAATTCATGTATGCGATGCATGGGAAGGAAAGGGTAGTTATTCTTGCGATATCCTTTCATGGCCCCAGCAAGGTCAGGAGACGGATTGTATTTTGCCCTTCCAGTTACTATCGCATAACTGAAAACTTCACCACATCTGCGTCTCGATTTATCAGCGCGTTCCATTGCGCCCCTGTCCTCGAATAGCCTGATGACCTTCAGCAGAGTCATTGGCTCTACTTCTTCCATGCGTAAATGGCCGATGATCGGAAGTATGTCATCCGTGAACATGCTCATCATCTCGTCAGCATATCCTTTCGACCACACCTTTGATTTATGAGCGTGCCATTCATGGAAAATGTCACCGAAAGAATCAGCTACAGCTTCTTTCTCCTTCTTCTTAATGGCTTGCTTTTGCCCTGCCGGGTCAACACCTGCCAGCAACTTCATTTTTGCTTCTGACTGTTTTGACCTGGCCTCTGTGAGAGATATTTGAGGGTACGGGCCGATAACCAGCGTCTTTTCTTTCCCGTCGAACCGGTACCGCATGCGCCACACCTTTTTCCCTGATGGCGGAACGAACAGGAAAAGTCCTCCTGCATCTGCCAGGCGATATGATTTTTCCGCAGGCTTTGCTGCGTCGATTTGCTTTACCGTAAGCAT